TTTTAGTTGTTGTACTGTCATCAGGATTGATATCTATTGTAACTTTATCATCAATACCAAGACCATGATTTTCTGCTGTCTCTATAAGTGCAACACTTTGATTAACCTCAAATGGTTCTAGTCCATCACTCAATGATGTGAGTCTTACAATTCTAGTTCCAGATGTATTAAACAAATCATCGGACTGTATGAAGTATGTGTTGTCAGTATTCCATGTGCCTGTCAAAACCTTGATCTGGACTACGTTTTGAGAGGATGTTCCTTCTAATACCTCTGCTGTAGCAATAGGTGCATTGATTCCATCAGTCAAACTTAATGTTGCACCTTTAGTGTAAGAACTTCTTTGATCTAATAAAACATCAAATGTTTTGATTGCAGCAGAAAATGTTCCTGTATTATCAAACGTACCAGTTACATTCCTTAGTACAATTATATTATCGTTTTTAACAGTACCAACAATCTCTCCAAATGCACCAGACGATGGTTGTGATAATGTATCATTTACAAACAAATATGCTGACTGTATTGTAGTTAACTTGACAACCTTTCTTTCTTTTGATTCTAAGTAATTTACACTTTTTCCTTTTACAGAACTAACAATTGCTTCTGCCTCTGAACCTTGTGTTCCTTTATTGTTTAGATATATTTGTGAATTGATAGAAAAATTAGGTGATGTGTCTTCTACATTGATAGAATCTACTGTGCCAGGTTTTACATCAGATATTGTTGCTATAAATCCATCACCATTTCTAGGCATTCCTGTTTCATATAATCTTTTTGATTTTTTAGGAATATCATCTTGACTGATATTAGAATTGTAATTACTATCAACAGGTAGTGAGTAGAAGTTCTCTCCTAAAATGTATGGGTATTGCGGTACTTGATTGCTATCAATAGTAATGAAATAAGCATAAGTTCCTTTCGGAAATTCTGGGGTAATACAAAATCTTCCATTGTTCTGATCTAGTGTGCCACTCTTATGAGTGTAAGTATAGTCGTTGACAAAAGTCCCTAGTGGGTATGCCGACAGTGAAGGACCGTTTGAACGACTGCCATTAATAGAATAACTAGATGTCATTCTAATAATAGATGAGGATGAATCTAAGGGGTCTTCGTAACCAAACGCACCATAGATTGGGTTACCATCATAAGCAAAACCAATAATAGGTGAGTGTGTTTTAGATGCTGGTTCTGATCCAGCACTGTTTATGTTATCACTTAGAGAAACACGAAGTGCTTTTGGGTTTGCAGCATAACCATAACCATACTCTAATACATTGTTATAATTTGCAAATATACATCCATTCTCTGTATCTAAATTACCTTCTAATTTCTTATATCTGTTGTAATTCCATTCTTTAAGAAGAGGTATACCAGTTGCTCCGTTACCTACTGGAATAACATCTACTATTACAGTATTTTGATTGTAAAAATTACCCTCTCCAATTTTATCAAATCCTGTAATTTGTCCGTCGGTGTTTACAATTGCTTCGTACTCAGCAAATCTACCTCTACCAGCATTATCTCTAATATTGATAATTGGAGGTGAAGAATAAAATTCGCCAGGATTATCAATAGTCAAACTTGTTACTTTACCACCTGTAACAACAGCACTAATAACTGCATTACGTCCAGATGTAATTGTAATGTCAGGAGTTCTTGGGAATATATCTTGTGTGTCTACAATAATACTTTCTACTACCTGACCAGCAAGCACTGCCCTTGCTTTGTTAGGCACTTGATCAATCAACACAAAAGGAGGTCTAGAATATCCTGTACCTCTTAAACTAACTCTAATTTCTTCTAATAAACCAAACCTAATACTTTCTGGATCTTTATAACCATAGAAAGGAACACCATTTAATCCAATACCAACATCTCTCTTAGGTGTAGGATATGTTTCTGTGGTTCTAGTTGCATCTTTTCTAATAATCCTTAATAACTTTTGATCTAATACTTCTTCGTTGACTGTAGTTCCATCAAGAATCTTATGTGATGGGAAACTAGAACTAGCAATGTAATAATATTGATCATCTGCAAATATACCAGATACATCTGTAGGAACTTGATCTAATGAATTTGTAACTGCTGGTAATGTTGGAACATTTACAGAACCAAATGTGCTCTTAATCCAACGAGTTTGATTAGTGCCTACATTTACAATTTTTGTATCGTCAGTTTCAAAACCAGGATTTGATACTTGTATTTTATCACCAACATCTGAGAATGGTTGTCCCTCTTTTGGTAGTGCATTGTATACAACTCCAAGAGTCAATAGTGTAACACCACTTCCTACTAATGTTACAGGTTTGTACACAGACTCCTCAGCACTGTGTACGACTGCGTTTTGAGCGATTCTATTATCAATAATAAACTGAGTTGCAGTCTTAGAACTAAATGTTATTGTTTCTTCACCAATCAATACTGATCCTGTTTTATCCCATCCTATTGTAGAGAAAACATTTATTCTATCACCTGTACTTGCAGTTCCAGTTAGTGTAGTCTCAAGACGAGTCTTAGTTGAGACACTAAAGTCACCGTTAACAGTCTCAGGTGCTAATACAATATTATAAATTTGTTCACCATCAGCAGATCCATCAGCATAGACATTATCTACTGTTGCATCTGCATATCCATACTCCTCTGTCTCCTCTTGTACTATCTTTTTACCAACTAAACTCTTAACATCACCCGTTACAACTTTTGCTTTTATTGCATATACATTTACCCAGTCTGCATTGGATACTTTGTATGTAAAATCTCTTGGTTTATAGACTTCTGGTTTATTAGTATGATCTTTAGCAACAATAGTGTTAAAGACAAACTCAATAGAACTTGTAGTTCCTTTTGCTTTGTAAAATTTTTGTATATTCTTAATTAAGGTTCTTTTATCTACCTCACCCTTAAGATATTTCTCAGGAAAAGAACCTAGGTATTGAGTTTCAAAATTCTTGACAAAAGAATATAGAAAAAGGTTACTTATGTTAAGAACCTTCGCACCAGCATTATGTGGTGCTGCATCTGTGCTGGTGTACTCTGACGAGCTATAAAGATCACCAAGAGTTGTGTTACCGCTAACACCTCTAATTGCTCCGTGTAGAGTTGTTCCTGTTCGTGATTCATAGAAAATTATCTCGTTGTCTATTCTAACATATCCGTTTTTCTCTGGAAAACTCGTCGCATCTTCCAATACAATTGTATTGTCAGAAGTAGAGATACTAGTGACCAGATTATCAAACTGTTTAAGTAGGTTTTTCTCATAGTAATCAATGTCAGCATACTTTTCAATATTGGTAATAATATCTAACGTACCACCTTGTACCTCCTGTGCTTCGTAATACTTCTGAATGAATTTACTAAACAATTCATATTCAGATGTAATAAACTCAGGAAGTTGTGACTCAATTAGAGTTGATATCCTCTTTGTTTTTACAGATGGCATTTCTTACTCTTTATACGCAGTGAATGATGAATTAGCAACATCAACATCTAGATAAACTTCACGTTTTGCTTGTATGTCATTAGAAAGTGGTTTAACTCTCAAAGAAATACGATTATCAAAGAAACTGCCTTTGATAATAGTTAAGGCGTACATTTTTAATTCACCTTTATCATATTCTATATCACCAATATCATTGTCTAGTACAACCTTGTCTCCAGTTACAGTGTCTAGTCTATATAGGATGATTTTGCCATCTCTGTCCTCAACATATACATCAAAATTAGGATACTCAGTTACCCTAAAACCAGTAGATGACAATACAGGATCATCACAGTCCTCATCAAAGGCATTCTGGAAACATACCTCGTAATAGAAGGTAGAATTAAGAGACGGATAAAAATCCTTTCTCATTGTGAGACTCGTGAGATTAGAATTGATACTCTTGTCAGCATCGTCTATCACACCTACAAACTTACTGTATCTAAACTTGCCATTGAACTTTTCAGTATCACTTGTATCAATGTATGATTGTACAGAACCTATAACTTTATCTCTAATCTGTGTTGGTGTTTGATCTGTAATTAAACTATTGTAATATATCTTGCTATCCATCTCAACATAAAGAATAGATGGATCTACAATCTGTGGTTCTACAGATGCAACAACATACTTCTTAAGATCTGCAACAATTTTGTTTTTTGTTAACGATGTAAGGTAACTAGCATCAGTTGGTTTCAATACAATGAATACCTTTCCATATTGTGGTGGTTCTTGATCTTCTCCACCAAATATAATGATGTCACTAGTTGCTGGATATACTTTACGAACGATTGCTTCGTAGTCTTGTGCGGTGACTGCACGGTCTTGTGTGCCATATGCTTTTGGAGCAGTATTTTTTATCTTCTTTGTACTTTCTATCTCTTCACCACCCGCAGAAGGGACAGTGGAGTTAATTGTAACTGAGAAGGAAGCGGGTGATATGTTATCAGGATTTTCTAATACACCAGAGAATACAAATGTTCTTACACCATTACTCTCAGGTCCTGATGTTATCAAATATGATACTTCTATTCTTGCATTGTTCTCTAGTTTTTTACCAAGAACACCATCACCCATCAATATTTCATATCTTTCATCTTCTATCTCATCCAAGAAGAATACTTTTGATGTACCATCAACTCCTAGTATATTATCTGCAACTAGATATGGTTCATTAAAACTACCTCCAGTAGGAAACACTTTTACTCGGATAGTGTTAGTGTCAATATTTTGATTGTCAAGAATAAATCTTTGTGATTTACTTGCTGTGTTGACAGTAAAGGTATTGATGAGTTGTGTTCCCTCATTTACTTCAACATTTGTAAAGGTTGCAACACCATTTGCCACTTGTGCTTTTACATCATCTAATACAACATAATTGTAGACATTGTTATCATATGTTGCAGTAAAACCTGTTCCCTTTCTGAGAATTAACTCTGTGTCAGTTGTAGGATTGGTATAGTTAACTGTAAATGAAATGTATGCTGTAGGAGAAGTCGCACTCTTTGGTCTGTATCCTAATTGCTTTGCTAATGCTACTACGTTGTCTCTGAGTGTTGCTGAATCAATGAATAGTTCATTGACTACCATGTTGGTATTAAATGCTGTGTAGTAGGTATTATAAGCAAGTGTATCAAGAAGCACAGAAAGAGTAGAACCCTCAAAATCATAGTCAGTAAAATCCGACTGTGCTCTCATATACTCTTTGAGAGAAGTCTTGATTTGATCAAAATCTAAATTTGAGACCTGTGTATAAGGCATTATCTTGTACGTTCTAGAAATACATCAGCAACTATTCTGCCATCGTCTCTACCAAGAATCTCATATGTTATTGCAACATCATAACCATTAGAAGCATTGTTAGGAGTTGCATCAACTCCTCGTACTGAAATCCTAGGTTCATATTTTGTAAGACATTGTTTGATACGACCATTTAAAACAGCAGCAGTACCCCAGTCATTCTGTTCAAACAATAACTCACGAATACCAGAACCAATTTCTGGATTAAACGGTCTTTCACCATTATTAGTCTGCAACAAGTTAGAAATTGATTGAGCAATAGCAACCTTATCCTTTACTGTGACTAGATCATCAGTAACAGGATGTTTTTTGAACAATACACTCAAATCTTTAAATGTTGCTTCTTGTGGCATATAGACAGCATAGGCTGCTATTATTTATCCACCTTTTCTAAATTTAGTCCACTCATTGAGGTATTCTTTTTTTCTCTTCATCTCAAAGAGTTCTCTTTCATCATTCTTCTCAATCTTGTCTAACCATTTGTCAGCATCGTACTCTGAGATGAGTTTTTTACCACTTTTTTTAAATTCTTCTGATTTGTCTACTTTAATCACCATTTTCTTTCTCCTTGGGTGTTTCCCAGAAATAATCATCAGTATCACCTAATCGTCCCCATTCAGTCCCATTCTCAACTTGATACTCTATGGTAGAAACCTTAAAGTCTGGTGTTTTGGGTTTGTCAGGGGTGATAGAGAGGTCATACAGACGCATCCTATTATTCGGATACAATGCAAACTGACCATTCTCCAACATAATACAATTATGACTCTTATGCTCTTGTGGCACTTCACTTACATTATTATCTATCACATCTATATTCGCATGATAGTTATCAAGAGTAAAAATATACTGTCCTTTCATCAGACCATGGTCTCTTGTGCGTATCTCCACATCCATAGAAGCAATGAAACCTTTATTGATTGCCATCACCCCATAATCCATACAATTCCAAAATTG